CCTCCCCCTGCTAGCCGGGCTGACAAGCCCACACCTTAGTCTCTCGTTCAGGAGTTAGCTACTCCTCTTGAGACGCGGGATTAGAACTCATGTTCCCCCTTAACGGTTTAGTCAACCGTTTTGGGATCTGGAACTGAAAGTTCTATGCTAGCAGGGTCACGATGCGCGGGGCAAGCCAGACCACCCTGGGAGTACTACATATCCCAGTTAAAGTTAGGCCCTAACCGCAACTCGTGATGAGAGGTCCCTTTTAGGTACGGATTCCTCCGTGCCTTCACTCAACAGCCACTACTATGATGGGAGATCAGGATGGCTAAGAAGCCAACGTTTTATCCGAACCTCCCGCGCACGAAGCGCCCTAAAGGCGTTAAGCGCGTTGGTGCTATTATGACGAATACCCCTGTGTACACGCCTCAAGTCAACCAAGCCGATCGGTTGAATAAGTCCTTTGGGATCTATTCACCTAATTGGATTTCGGTCAACACGAAGCAGTTCCAGGGCAACGACGTCAGAAGTGGTACCAAGAATCCTAACTGGAGAGTGACAATTGTCCAAGGAGGCGACGCGACCTCATCTTACTCGAGGACGCAGTTTAAGCTTAAACCCACGTCGTATAGTGTCCGTTCCGAAGACTCAAGTTCTTTGAGTACAGGATATGGCACCTCGTTCGGGGGTATGCTTACGCTACAGCGTGACGTGACGGCCCTAGAAGATAAGGCTATCGGTCGCCTGAAGCACAAGCTCCAGGACAAAGTCGGTAACGCTCAGCTCGGACCTCCTCTCGCCGAAAGCCGTGAAATTCACCGCCTTGTTAGGCAGATTAACGGCATAGGCATGGGGACGTTTAAAGCTCTGTTAGCCGCCAAAGCATCAAAGGGCAAGAGCCTCAGCAAGCAATTCGGCGACATCTGGCTTGGTTTTGGGTTTGGGGTTAATCCTCTTCTCCAAGATATCAAGTCAGCTAGTGACTCCATCTTGCATTATGTCACAAGGATGGATCGCCGTGTTGTTGTAACTGGGACCGCAACGCAGGACTATCACTCAGCGCAAAATAATGCAATTTCTAGCTCTGAGGCGATCTCTGCACATTGTACTTTGGGCTGGTTTCTTAGCTCAAATCACGTGCAGGGTGTCCGGTATGTGGCTGGCGTGAACATAAACGTTCGCGGTGGCTCCAACTACGGCATGGCCGATCACCTTGGGTTGAAGGTAGAAGCTCTTCCAAGTATTCTTTGGGAGCTAACACCCTATTCCTGGGTAGTCGACTATTTTACTACCGTAGGCTCGTGGCTCGATGACACGTTCTATACGCTGCCGGTGACGGTGGCGTATTTGTCAAAGAACTACAAGTACCAGTGTAGAACTTCCGCTTACCCTAAAGCGATAACCATATCGGGTGCAACTTCGACCCTTAGTGGTTCCGCTTCTGTGGGTACGTTCTTGGAATTCTCACGCGTTAAGCTTGCTCCGACATTACCTACGCGATCACTCCGCATTAAATCCGCGGATGAAATCGCATCGCATGGGCTTACCAAGCTTTTAAACTTGGGGTCCATACTCGCCGGTCGCCATGGTCCTAAGTTGTGACGGGATGACTCCCGCTATGACCCAAGACTGTGTAGATCTATCACTAGGAGGCCATACATGGCTTTCGCACCAGCATCACCTGCTACAGGCGCAACGGTCACTGGGCTGACAAGCCCGACCTATACGCTCCTTACGGATACCGCACCTAACATCAATGGCAAACAATACGCCATTAGTGCTCTGGGTGGTACTCAGACGAGTGTTGACGTGAATAGCGTTTCTAAGCCGTTCACTGTCTCATTCTTCCGGCCTCCGATTTTGAGAACGTTACCGCAGGCTAACCCTGTAACGGGAGTTATCAAGAACGTCCCTCTAAACGTGTATAAATTTCTCACACGTAAAGGGGCCGCCCCAGCCGTTAATCAGAGTATCATGGTGCCTAAAATCACTACGATCATTGAAGTACCGGCTGGCGTTGACACTTATGAACCGGAAGAAATTCGCGCCATGATCAGTTGCCATTTTGGAATTGGTTGGGAACAAGCGAGCGGTATTTCGGTCACCGTGCTGACGGGTGTTCTGTGAGCTGGGTGAAGGTGAGTCCGGCTGTTATTGCGGTTACGTGTGCGCTTGTGATTATTGCGAACACGCCCGCCGTACTGCTGGATCCACTTGCTCTTGCTGTTGCCCAAATTCGGCAGAACGCTGCGAAGACCGAGCTGTCCGTCGTCCAGCCTCAGGAGGTGAATGTTTTGCCTCAGGAGGAAACGCCGGCACCGAAGAAGATTATCAAGGGGTAGAAATACCCTACCTTCTTCGCCCCTGGAATAAATTCCAGGAGTAGGTCTTTTCTTGGTTAAACCGTTATTTTCATCGGGAGTTGTCCTGTGAGTAAAAGTAACGTTCAAGGTCGTAGTGAGGACCGCCTTACGGCGGTTTTCAACACGATGTTAGAAGAGCTTCTTGACAAGGGGCCGCAGACTTTTGCGGTCTCTCGTCAGGTGCAACGTGCTCGTAAAAGGGCACGCTTCCTTAGAGAAGATCTTCGGGGTAAAGCTATCGATGATTTCTTGTCGATAAATGAGAAGGTGGATGCGCTCCAAAAGAGTTCACCGCCCTCTTCTACCCTTGATCCAAGGATCATCGCAAACGCTCAGTATTTCATTCTTAATGTTTTAGAGCGTTACACGACTTCCTGGGACGAGCTAGCAATACAGCAGCCGCTCGAGATGTCATTCTTGTGGTCGAATTGGCGGTTTGGTCCTGGTGCCAGTAATGGCATTAAGGGATCACATGCAGCCGATAAGATCTGGCAGGACATGACTTGCACCGCTCTGTGTGAACCTTTGGTGCTTAAACTGCGTAGTCTGAACCCTTACTTCGTGGCCAGAGATGGTCAGAAAGGAGTTTCGGGTACTAAGCAGATTGAAGGTTCTCGACTAACAACTGTACCGAAAAACGAGGACACTGAACGTACAATTGCCATTGAGCCCTCAGGGAACATGTGTCTGCAGCTTGCTGCAGGCATGTATCTCGAAGGTGCCCTTCGGCATATCGGACTGGACATTCGCAACCAACAGCCTAAGAACGTGGCTATGGCCAAGCGCGGGTCGAAAGATGGGAGTGTAGCTACTCTCGACTTGAAATCTGCTAGCGATATGATCAGTATCGATCTTGTACGTGCCCTGATGCCTGGTGTGTGGTTCGATCTCTTAATGAAGCTGAGGTCGCCCACAATTACAGTTTTGCGCGATGGTAAAGCGCAGGACGCAGGTATCCAAGTAGAGCTACATATGATTAGCACAATGGGGAACGGTTTCACTTTTCCCCTGATGACATTGCTGATCGTAGCTCTTATCTACGGATTTCGTTGTACGCGTGGAGGCCCTAGTCTTTTTATCGACTGGTCCAACACTTGCGTGTTTGGGGACGATATCATTATCCCTACGCACGAGTACACCGGGTTCGTGGAGGTCTTGACAAAGGCGGGACTGGTCGTTAATCTAGACAAGTCCTACAGTGACGGTCCCTTTCGCGAGTCCTGCGGTGGAGATTTCCTAAACGGGGTTGATGTAACTCCTTTCTATGTGAAGTCTGTTGCTGCGGTACAAGACGTCTACGTAGTGATAAACCAGGTCGCGTCATGGTGTGCTAGGGAGAGAATCCCCTTACACCGTACTCTGACGCTCTTGCGTTCATACGTCGAC